TTGATTAGAATCAGCTATCTTTGCATCAGCAACAGCAGCAAATCTTTTTCCTGCATCAACACAAAAACCTAATAATAAAAATAAAGTTTGACTTGGTTCTTTGTAAGGTAATGGAAGTAGTCCTGATCGTAAATCACCAGATGGTGCATCTACATCCCTGAACTCTCCTGGTTGGATGGGGTTATCATCGTCTGCAACTCGCAACCCTCTCGCTTTAAATCCTGCAGGGAGATTGGACAACGTACCTGCATCAATGAGTTGACGGAGAGCTGACGTAGCTGTCCTGGAGAGACCTCCGAGCATGTGGATAAGACCAAAGCCATAAAAACCAAGACCAGGCAAAAACTTATAATGTACAAAATACTGAATTTTTTTTCTGAGTGGATCGTCCTCTCTGTAGTTTCTGTATATGGATAAAACTTTTCCCGATCCTTCGTCAACAGTAACAACATATGGTACTCTTATACCTGTAGGTTCTCCTGTTTCCAAATTCCTATCTTCAAAACCTGGTATGTCTAAATCACAGTGAAACTCTAATAATGTATATTCATTATCATCTTCTTCTCCGTAAGTTGTAGAACTGATACCTTGTACGTTTTGATATTCTTCTTGTACTTGATTATTTTCAACTAATGATGGTCTAATTTCTACATCTCTGTAAAAACCCCCAACTTGATTTTTTCTAACTTCATTGTAAGATTGTTTAACGATATGTGTAATTCTCTGACAAGATTCTAAATCAGTTGCATAAAAAGGAACGATTAAATCTTCTACTGGAATAAAAGAAGCTTTAGCTCTTTGTTGTTGTGCATCAAAATAAACTTTTTTAAATGCAGATCCAGCTAATCCTAAATGAAATAACAATTGATCCATGTCAGGATCATATTCTTCCATCACCGTAGTAATCTGATAATTCATGTAATCTTTTACTCTGTTGGCTTGTTGTTCTGTTTCTTCGTTTTGTTCTCCAACTATATTACATTTAACCGGACCACCTGCGGGTAGTAATTCTTTATAAGCTTGCGCTTGAAACTGTGTTGCTGATTCAGCAAGTAATGGATGAGTAACTCCACTAGCTCCTTGAAAAGGTCTAGCTCGTTCTTCATATTTAAATCCTAATAATTTAATACCATCGACATAGGATTTTTCCCAATCTTGTCTTGATGATTTGTCATCTTCATAATAAGCTCGAAGATTATCTGACATTTTTCCAAGTTCATCTTCTTGAATAACTTCTGCTAAATTACCATCAAAGGGTAATTGTGGCATTTCTGGAAGATCATTAATTAAAGCTCCACCATCATCAGTAAGTTCTATATTAATTTCTGATTGTTCGTCTG